TGAAGCGCCACGCGAGGGTCGCGGACCATAACATAATCAAAGGCACCAGGCCCGCAATAAACTGGCTGCGTTTGGCAGAAGACAATTCGCTCAAAATCCAGGACGGGCTCCTCAACAACAATGTTGAAGCCCATATCCAAGAACCATGCATGGAAAACTACAATAAACCGGGTATAATCCCCGGCCTCCATAAAAACCACGCAGTCATCCCCATTGTTGGCAAGCTGTATGTTGACCCCAACAAACTTGGAGTAACTGTATAACATGGAACACATCAATAGGCAATTGCCCAACGACGTGTCCATGTCACCACTCATACGCCTACCATCAACGACATAACGCAAATCACCCCCTATAACATTGCCAAAACACTTATTACGTAAGGTCATGTTAAGTAAATACCGCAACTTCTGTCTATGCTTGCTATAACGGAACATGCCACAATAAAAATCATGGCAGAACTGCAAAGCCGGCACAGACACATGTTGGTCGAACCGCGACGCATCCAGTCCAATTGCAATAGGCTTCTTAAAGGAATCCCATTTCAACCGGAGTTGACGCGCTTGCTGTACGGCATTCATACCCTTCATCACTGTTTGCAAACCATAAACATTTGCTATAACCTTATAAATTTTCTCCTCTATTGGCCGTATGTACCGGCCAATTTCAATATTAAAGCGGGGCGATCTCGGTGAGATCACACGCGGCACAGGTTCCTTAAGGTGAGTAAACAAAGTTTTCTCATACTTAATAAAAACCTTAACATAACTATCCTTCTGCCTAAAGGGTGCTGAAGCCAATGAAGCTAAAGCGTTGGCATAGAGTTGACGTTTGCGGCCTCTAAAGCTGTCTACGAAAGACTCGCGGGAGATAGGGGCGGTCGGAGCCGTGAACTTTTTGCATACTGATACAAAATCAGAGCAACGCAAGAAGAATATATCGGTGCTGAGTGGTTGGGGAGGGGGCACGAAGGACGAGTTACCATTCTTAACGTAAAAAACCCTCTCCTTAACTGCCCGCTCTAACGCGACTATTGTATTGTTGAATGCACGGACTAGGGCGGGTGGAGAAACACCCGCCATCGCAACTAGCCGTCGTACATTGGGCCTCCCTGGAGTTTTACGTACAACCAAATCGGGGTGGTCGGGAGCAGCGCTCAACGTGCTATCCACCCCTTGTACGTCTCTAGGGCACCCCTAGTCGACCAGGGGTTGGGGATCTGAGGACCCGCCCCAGAAACCCCAATCCCACCAGGTCTGATTATACAACTTGAGGCGCTGTTGCACCTCATCTGTAAATCGGATCTGGTTGGCCACTAGTTCGCTCGCCGATGGAACGAAACACAATTCAAGCGCAACGGGCACAATTAAGGGCACGTCAGCTTTCCTCATGTCTTTCAATGCAGAGATGTAATCGTGGAGCCACTTATGTGCGACCAACATATTGGCCTCAGTACGTGACATAAACAAAAACCGAGCTCGGCAATCACGGGACGCAGCCGCCGCAATTAGTCGAACCCGCACCATACGGGAGGGGTGTTTGGCCCCCGCAAGATCTTCCACTGCATTATTATGCACGTCTATGTCATTAATGACATGGCGTGTATGAATCCTTACACTAGCAGTAACACGTCGTCGATACCACCGACTAAAATGAAAACCACAGTATAAGCCAGCCCCAACTAGGGCTGTCCTAACAATCTGTGGAGCTAGGGCAAGGAGTCTCTTGACACAAAATAAACCGGTCGATACCCAATCACAACTTGGGCCGTACCGATTCAACAAAATTGCCAAGGCAGCATAAGCGGGACTCTGGATGTGAGTCCCCA